CGTAATAAACTTTTTTAAATGTTGAACCTGCAAGTGGTAGATGAAATAACATCTGGTCAAACTCAGGTTCATACTCTTCCATCTTCTCCATCAATTCATAGTTCATGTAATCTTTTACACGTTGCGACTGTGCCTCTTTGGCTGGATCAGGTTTACCGACTAACTGTGTTCTGACAGGTCCCTCTGCTGGTAATAATTCTTTGTATGCTCCGGCTTGAAACTGTGTAACGGCTTCCGCAAGAACTGGGTGAGTTGCACCACTGGCTCCTTGAAACGGTTCTGTTCTGTTTTCGTATTTGAATCCTAAAAGATCTAGACCTTGTATGTAAGACTGTTCCCAATCTTTTCTTGATGTTTTGTATTCTTTGTAATCGGCAACCAATTCTAAGCCGATTGGTTTTAAGATATCGTCTGGTAATAATTCTGCTAGATTATCAAAGTGTCCTGGCTGACCTTCGATATTTACTTTGCTTGGATCAAAGTTTACCTCAACGCTTCCATCTTCATTAGGTGTGACCTCGACTCCAGGATCTTGGGCCTCTACGGCTTTCTCCTGTTCGATTTCTATTTCTTCTTGAGGATCAACCTCTATCGATGTTTTTACGTTTGGTAACGATTTGTCTATATCTGCCATTTATATTCTCCGGGTTTGTTATCTTAACCTGTTTTAGAGGAACATTCAACCCCTGTGGATTAGGTCCTCTTTTAGGTGGTACTGTTCTAGTTAACTTTTTCATTTTTAATAAATTCTAATATTGAGTCTAAATCCACTCCGTCTTCAATTTCTTCAATAGGTACATCTATATCAGTAGGATCACCATATTTAACTTGAGTTACTTCTTCATAATCATCCGCTGGTTTACCTTTTGTAGTTTCATCAGCTTGACCTGGTTTATATTCTAATACTTGAAGAGCATCGTCATCTGTTCTAATTGAAGAGCCTTTTTCAATTCTGATCTGTCCTGTTGCAAGATCTTCATAAACTTCATAACCTTTGTATTTATATACATTCATTAAATCTTGTGTAGCGCTTTTTTTAGTAGCATCTATACCTTTCTTTTTAATTATCTCAACTAGATCAAAAAAATATGGTGGCACCCCTGCAGGAGCTGCCGCTGCTTTTTCTACAACTTTAGCAGTCTTTGCTACCTCATTCCCAAACCCTAACATCTTTGCTAAGATTACAGTTGCACCTGCACCTGTTGCTTGTAAAAACTCTCGCCTGTTCATGCCTTGTGTCTCTAATACCTCGTCAATCTCTTTTACCAATATTTTTTTAGTAACATCGTTTACTGGTAGATTTCTGTTTGCTGCATAAGCTCTTAATAATTTAAGACCCGGGAATATCGGAGCAGTGACCTCGGCTCCAAGACTTATAGTATCTGAAAAAACTTTTGGACCAACAGTTGAACCTCGATCAATTTGTTTTTGTTCTTGTTTTTCAATTGTTTTATCAAGACCAATTTTTTTCTCTAATGATGTTGGAGTTATATTTTCTAAAAACTCTGAAAATATTCCTGTACCTTTGATATTAGATGGTGGTAGTTCATCCATGTAATCTTGCACATAGTTATTGTCAGTGTCTTTAATTTTTTTAAATGCAGGTTTTTGTATAAGATCTGAAATTAATTTTCCTGTTGCAGGTCCTATTCGACCAGCAAATTCTGCAATACGAAGAACAGTTCTTGCTCCAATTTTATTAGCATAGTACGCATAATTTCTTGGATCGATAATATCATTTATTATCTCCAGGGGATTTTTTGTTTCTTTAAATGTTGATAGTTGTGGAAGTTCTGCATCTTCGTTCGTTAAAAAATATTCTAGCTCTGTTGCAAAGTTTTCATCGGCTCCTGCTGCACCACCGTTGCCAAAGTTAGTTCTTGGTAGTGGAGTAATCTCAACACCACCGCCCGATGCTTTTTTAATTTTTTTAAGTGGAACTCCTTTTTCTATTTTAGGAAGACCATAATAGTCTAGTTGTTTATTTATTCCTAAAAACTCACCAGTTTCACTATCTATCATGGCTTCATCTAAACCAAAAAATCTATTACCTATTTTTACCCTTTGTCCCATTTCTTTTAAGTAAGTGTCAAGTTCTTCTAATCTTAAGTCATATTCTGGATCATCTGTTTCATTTTTAATATAAGCCTCTGCAGATTTAAAAAGACCTTGATTAGTTTTATAGTCTGAAAAATTTCTATTTCTTAAAAATTCTATGTTTTGCTGTTCACTTGATTTTGGAATGGTGTGAGATATATCAAACAAACCAGAATTATCTTTTGATCTTTCAATCATTTCTTTATCGGTTTTTTTAATACTACGATCAATTTTTCCTGTTTTTTTATCCATTGTAGCATTTATTTTTTCAACTAAATTAGGAAAATCTGTTACGACTAACGTTCCATTTTTAAATAAATTATTTACATATTTAAGATGTTTTTCTTGCAACTTTACGTTAGCCAACTCTGCTGCTGTTAAATATTTTCTAGCTTCTGTTATTCTCTCTTCAGCTTTTTTCTGATGATAATTAACAGGTCTTGGTTCTGGATAATCAGCTGTAAAGTCTGGACTATTTTTTATGTTTTTGATTACTTCTTCTATTTTTCTAATATTTGTATTAAATAACTTTGCTAATTCTTTGTTCTTTAATGTAGTATCATATGTTCCTGTTCTAGACGGACCTAATTCAGTTCTTTTTACTAAATTATTTATAAAAAATTTTTTTGCATTTACGGTTGAACCATTTTTTAGTTTTATATTATCTGGAAAAAAATTTTCTCCTGCAAAATTTGTAATTGTACTATTTTCATTTGCTTTTAATTTTTTGTTTTCTCTTTGAGTTGCAATGTATGCAGGATCGTTTCTGTCATAATCAGCAGTTCGTTTACCTAACTCAATATTATTTTTTTTAGCCAGTGAAGAAACCTGTAAACTAGGTAAAAGTGCTTTTAATTGTGTTGCGTCAGGTAATTTATTTTCTTTTTCTTTATATTTATCTATAACTAAATTAAGTAATTCTACTTTGTCTCCCTCATTCATTATAGGTTGTGTGCTTGCAGGTTTTTCTCTTACTCTTTCACGACCTCCCTCTATGTTAGTAACAGGACCTTTTTTTCTAGTTTTTGAATCTCGGTAATCTTTAATTATTTTATTAAGATCTGTTAATGTTTCAGGGTCTAATTCTTTTAACGCTTTTTCACTATATTTTTTCTTTTCAAAAATAATTGGACCTTGATCAATTGGTATTGTTCCACCAGTGCTCGTAGGAATATCTATTTTTTCTCCTTCTCCAAAACCAGGTAGTCTAGGTACAGGTTTATCTTCTATAGGGAATGTTTCCGTTGTTTCTATTTTTGGTGGGGGAGTACCTTTTAATCTTTCTTTTTCTAAATCCTGAATTTTTTTTCTTTCTCTTTCCATCTCATCTGCATCGGGTGCAATGTAACCAGGAAGATTTATACCAAACGATAAAGCAGCAGCTTTAAATCTTGGGTCATTTAATATTTCTGGATTATCTTTTATATGATTAGTAACTCTGTCTCCTAAAACTTTAGCACCACCTGCTGTAGAAAGTCCAAACAATGTTGCAAGTCCATAAGATGCGGGATATGATAATGCTGATGCAAAAGGCACTGCAAGACCTGCAGCTACAAAATTTTGTCTAATGCTACCACCCTCTGCTTTGTTGTCTCGCATAAATCTATTGACGGCTTCTCTATCTAGAACTTCTTGTCTTGGCGGAGGAATTGGTGCCTCGCTCGCTCTAAACACACCTGGTATGTCTAAAAGTTTTTGAAACTCATCATCGTTCAACGCAAGTTTGTTACCAAGACTTTTGTCTTCGTCATCAATCAACGTGTTGTTTATCGGATCAAATACGTAAGCCAACTATGCCTCCTTGTGCGTTTGGTTCTTTGTCTGTAACATCAAAATCAGAAAGTTCAATCTGTTGTGCAAAATCTTTATCGATATACTCTCGTAATACTTTTTGTTGTTCTTCTGGAGAAAGCGCAAGTATTTTTTCTAATTCTTCATCACTAACATTAAAGTCTTCTTTAAATTTATCCGCGTTTAATCTAAATTTTTTTGTGGGTTGTAATATTGAAAAATCTAAAGTGTCATCATCGTAGACAGTTATCTTTTGATTATCTGGTAAATCGCCACCTAATTCTTTAAATACATTTTCGTTCTTAGCAAGATCTGGGTTAGCTTTTAATTCTTTTATAAAGTTTGGAAAATTTTCTTGAACGTATGCATCATCTGGATTTTCTTTAATTGCATTTCTTAAACGTTGGATTAAATATTCTGCTTTGGTAAATCTACCTTTACCTGCTTTTTTAGCACCTTCTTGTGTCCCACCCATAATTGGTTTATTAGGGTCCAAAACATTTCCTTCCATATCTCGAACATTACTTGGTTTTTTACCGTCTTCAATAATACCTTTTTCTAGTTTATTCTTCTCAGCCGAGATTCTTCTTAATACTCCAAGGTTGTAGAAAATATTATCCTTCTGTGCTTGTGATAATCTGATATCAGGGTTTGCTTTTAAAAATTCTACGGTCTTGTTAAACTCACTTGTAAGACTTTGTTCATAATCAGATATAAGAGTAAATCTTTTATCTCTACCTACATTACCAATAGAGAATGGTTCAAATCTACTAGCATCTGTTAGTCTAGAGTTTACAATCATAAGACTACCACGTTGTTCTTTGGATAATGCTTTACCTAAAAACTCTACACCTTCTGCTGTATCTGCAATACCACCCTTTGGTCTAGGTTTTTGAGACATCAATTCTTGCAATAGTTTTATTATATCGTCCATTAATAGTACACTCTCTTACGTTTAACTTTTTCTTCTTCAACATAGTCCTCTGGGTGTTGTAAGAAGCCGCCCTGCCTGAATCGCATGAGTGCCTGTGTAGTTGAATCGACCAGGTCATCATGATCGCCATAGGGAAATGCTGCGCATTCCTCAATGACCTCATCCGCAAACTTTTGTTCGGGTGCCCATATCATACCAGATTCAAACAAAGGTGCAACAGAATTGACCCGAGCATGCTTGTCGTTTCCTTTGCTTGGTGTAAAGTTTGCAACCGGTATATCCATCTTACGAAGTTCATATGTTAGTGGCAAACCACTGGCTTTAGCTTCAACAATAACAGATTCTGGTTTCCAATACTCATATTGTTCAAGAGCCAAGCGCCTTAGTTCAGGGAACTCGTACCTGCCTTTGATTGC